AACAATGGAATAAAGATATATTCGAAACAATGTACAAAACAGCTGTTATTGAATCTATGTTATTGGCAGAAGAAAAAGGTGAGAATTATCCAGCATGGGAAGGTAGTCGATACTCTAAAGGTGAGACATATATTGAAGGTTGGTCACCAAAACCTGAGGGTGAACCAATTCCTATGTATAACAGTTTGTTATTAGGTTTGATGCCAACAGCTTCATCAGCAATTTTGTTAGGTGTGTTTGAATCATTTGAACCAGCAACTGCAAATTTGTTTACCAGAAGAGTTGGTCAAGGGGAATTTTTAGTTGTTAACAAATATTTGGTTAATGAATTAATTGAAAATAATCTTTGGGATTCAACTATAATTGATAAAGTAATTAAAAATCAAGGTAGTGTTCAAAACATTGTTGAAATTCCAGAAGAGATTAGAAATAGATATAAAGATGTTTGGGAAATTCCACAAAGAGTATTGTTAGATTTATCAATAATTAGAAATAAATATGTTGACCAATCTCAATCACTTAATGTTTATCATTCTGATGCAAAATACAGCAAAATAGCCAGCGCACTTATGTACGCATGGAAAGGTGGGCTTAAAACTGGTGTTTATTACACTAGAACTAAATCTAAATTAGAAGCAAATTCTAAATTAGCTAGTAATCAAATAGCAAACCAAGTTGAAAAACCAAAAGATTCTCAATTTGAATGCTTTGGTTGTCATACGTAACGATTAAAAATAAAGATATAAAAAGGAGCTTATAAGGCTCCTTTTTTTATTTCACATATTTACTAATAAAAATAGTTTATTATAATATTTATGAAATAAAGAACATTATGGCCAACGGAGTATACATAAACATTAATTACCCCTTCAAAGATAGTCCTAAAGGGTTTTTCTTAGACTTAACGGAAACTGATAACAAAGCAGTTAAAGCTGATTTGTTACACTTACTATTAACTAGAAAAGGACAAAGACTCTATAACCCAGAATTTGGGACTAGTTTATTAGAATACATATACGAACCCTATGACGGTTTAACATTTAATGATGTTAAAAACGAAATAGAAACATCAGTTAAAAAATACTTACCACAAGTTAGGTTAAATGATTTGACAGTAGAACCATCACCTTTGAATGAATATGCTGTTTTAGTTACAATAGATTACACAATAACAGATGATATATTTGAATCATCTGACTTAATACAAATAAATTTATAAAATGGCAAACCAAGGAATAAATTACGGTTACAGAAACTTTGCAGACATAAGAAGCGGTTTAGTCGATATGGCTAGACAATATTACCCAGATATTTTTAATGATTTTAATGACGCGTCTGTAGGTATGATGTTATTAGAATTAAATGCAGCTGTTGGTGATATGCTTTCTTTTAACACTGATAGAATGTTTCAAGAAACTCAAATAGATTATGCACAGCAAACTAAATCCGTTTTATCTATGGCTAGAACGTTTGGGTTAAAGATTCCTGGTAAAAGACCATCTGTAACAATAGTTGATTTTAGTGTTACAGTTCCAGTTCTAGGTGATTCATTCGACATTTCATACGCACCAATCATTAACGCTGGTTCTCAAGTTACAGGTGCTGGTAAAATATTTGAGAATTTATACGATATAGATTTTTCAAATCCATTCAACACCAATGGTATACCTAACAGATTAATTATACCAAACTTTAATTCAAATGGAACTCTTATAAATTATACTTTAACTAAAAGAGAAATAGTTACAAATGGTTTTACTAGAATCTTTAAAAAAGTAATCAATATTTCAGATGTAAGACCATTTTTAGAAGTAATTTTACCAGAAGATAATGTTTTATCAATTGATTCGATTATTACCTTAGATGGTACCAATATAAACACAATACCATCATTAAGTCAGTTTTCAAACCAAAGTCTTAGATGGTATGAAGTTGATGCGTTAGCTGAAAATAAAGTTTTTGTTGAGGATTATAATAAAATAACTGATAATTCAGGTGTAAAACCAGGTAAATGGATTACAGTTGATAAAAAATTTATTACTGAATATACCGATTTAGGTTTTACAAAAATAATATTTGGTTCTGGTACTAAAGATACTAGTAGTTTATGTGATTTTGATTCAAACATTCCTTTAGTTAATCAAATAGGTGATTTTATAAATAATTTCTCTTTAGGTCAAACACCAACAGCAAACACAACAATGTTTATTAAATATAGAGTTGGTGGTGGTTCAGATACAAATGTTGGGCCTAATGTTTTAAAAAGTGTTGGTTTATTAAACTTTACAATAAATGGTGCTAATAAAAATACAAATTTAGCTGTTAAAAACTCTTTAACTGTAAATAATTCATTCCCAGCACTTGGTGGTAGAAATGCACCTAGCGTTGATGAAATTAGATACATGACAAAATATAACTTTGCATCACAGAATAGAGCGGTTACCATTAAGGATTACCAAGCTATTATTTCTAAAATGCCGAGTCAATTTGGAGTACCATTCAGAATGGGTGTAATGGAAGAACAAAACAAAATTAAAATTTACACAATAGGTTTAGACCAGTTTAATAAATTGAATAACAATTCAACTAGCGCGCTAAGAGATAATATGGCAACATATTTATCAGATTTTAGAATGATGAATGATTACGTTCAAATAACTGATGGAAAAATCATAAACTTAAGTTTTGAAATAGATTTATATATCGATAAAAAACAACCTCAAGCACAGATTATTTCTGAAGTTATTAACAATGTAACCACTTATTTAGATGTCAATAAATATGATATGGGTGATAATGTTTATTTATCCCCTATGATTGAAACAATTAATAATGTTGGTGGTGTTTTAAACGTAATTGACGTAAGGGTTTATAACAAAGTAGGTGAGGGTAAATATAGTTTAAATGAAATTTCACAACCATATTTAGACACTGAAACTAGACAAATAGATATCAGTGGTGAATATACATTATTCGGAGAACCAACTTCAATGTTTGAAATACGCCAACCAACTACTGATATCATGGTAAGAGTCAAATAGAGTATAAAAATAAAACATATATGTGGTTTTTCAAATTTTTATGATATTTATATAAAAAAAGAAAATATGATGAAAAATATTAAAAATGAAGAATTGGTAAAATTATTTAACTCTGGAAAAAAAATAAAAGAATTAAGTAAAATATATAATTGTAATGAAGAAACAATTAGGTTAAGGTTAAAAAAAGAAGGTGTAAACACTAAAAAAAATAAATGTGAGATTAAATGTATTCATTGTGAAGGTGACTGTAGAAAAGAGGGTAAATCAAATGGTAAACAACGTTATTTATGTTTAACGTGTAATAAAATTTTTACTGAAAATAGTGAAACTAATATTTTAAAAATTAAAGAGTATCATGATAAAATAAAATCTATGTATTTAGACGATAATTTATCTACAACTGAAATTGGTAAATTATTAAACGTTTCGTCAACAGTACCGCAAAGAATATTAAAAAAATATGGATTAAGTAGGGATTTAATAACATCTAAGGAAGTTAAAAGTGCTAATAAATTAAATTTAACTTATGATGAATATATTCAAAGTTTACCAGCTTTTAAAAAATATAGAAAATCTGTTAATAGAATCACTAAAAAACAAAATATAAAAGAATTAGATAACTTTGATAAAAGAGGTAGATGTGGTGTTTCAGGTGCGTATCAATTAGACCATAAATATTCAATTTTAGAGGGGTTTAAAACTGGTGTTAACCCTGAAATAATTGGTAATATTAAAAATCTTGAATTTATACCATGGGAGGTTAATTTAAATAAGAGTCATAAATGTTCAATAACATTAAAAGAATTATTAAAATTAATTTACTTGAAATAAAATATCCAACAACAGATATTATGGTTAGGGTTAAATAAGTGTTTCCTTATATTAAAAAAATCAATATATTTAACCATAATATTAAATAAAATAAATGAAAAATGAGCTGTAATTGCAAAACAAAAAATTATCCAACAAATCAAAAATCTTTAAATAAAACATTAACTAAAAATAATACAAATATTGTTCTTAGAATATTTGCCTTCAGTTTAGGGTTATTGTTATTACCAATAATAATGATGGCTGTAATATGGTTTATGTTTGAATTATTAATGTTGAACAAAGAAATTGATATGAAAAAAATAGCTAATATCATGACTTCAAAAATAAAACCATTTAACGAAGATTATGAAGACGATTACGAAGAAGAGGATGATGATGAATTTACAGAAGAAAACTATGAGATGTTAGACGTAGAAGAAATAACACCAATAACAAGCAAATAAAATGTCAAATAACAGTATAAGAATAAGAACAACAACAGACAATAAGGATAAATTTGTCAAAGTAAAATTAGACCAAGAATTTGATTTTATTGAAGTTTTATCACTTAAAATCACACAAGAAGAAGTTTATAGAAATTTTTGTGCTGATTATGGTGTTGTTGTTGGTAGAGTGTTTATAAATAATGGGTTTGGTATCCCTAATGCTAGGGTTAGTATTTTTATACCTATAGACGATATAGATAAAAATGACCCAATACTAAAAGGGTTGTATCCTTATGAGCTAGTTACCGATAAAGATATAGATGGTAAGAGATATAACCTTCTACCAAAAAATAGTGAAACTGACAATGATTGTTTCACACCAGTTGGTACTTTTCCAAACAAAAGAGAAGTTTTAGACGACTCAGAAATGGGCCATGTTTATTGTAAATATTATAAATTTACCACATCGACAAACTATGCTGGTGATTATATGATATTTGGTGTACCAGTTGGTAATTATACTGTTCATGTTGACGCGGATATTTCTGATATAGGTA